CACTCAAGTTAGCAGCCTAATGGTTGCCAATTCGGTTGGTTGTGGTATAATAGAATCATCAAAAGCAAGGAGAATAGAATGGAATTATTAGTTTTATGTGTGGTTGCCGGTGTTACAGTTTTCCCAGTAATGATGTTTTTATTTGATTAATTTCCGAGGCTGATTGTGGCCCGTTTGGCCTGCCGTTGAGAGTACTCCGGCAGGTCTTTTTTTGGCCATATGGCAAGCGCTTAGTGTTGGTAAGAAAAAAGCTGGTGGTGGTCGGACTCTTTCTTTTGGTTTTTTATTTTCTGGTGGCTTTTCAAGGATTCAAAATTTTTCCCAGGACCCCCTCCAGAGAATTTTCGAATTTTTCCAAATAATCCACAATTTTTAAAAATTCCTCTAAGGTACCGTCAGATTTTAAATTATTGGCTCTAAAAGAGATAATTCTAATATTATCTTTGGTATATCCACGGGTATTGTCAATTCTATCTATTGAAGGAGAATTTTTATTATGTCTTCCTCCAGTATCTTTAATAATATCAATACCCAATATGGGACAAACATCTGGTATAATTACATCATTTATATCAATGTTAAATTCTATGTTTTTTGTTTTAGCTCTATTTTTTGCCTTAGTTAATAGAATTCTCTCCTTGTGGTTTTTTACATAGTCCTTGGATTTCTGGTTACTTACACATACATCACAAATACCAGTTGTTGAATAGTTTTTTGAAATGTGGCCTTTATCACAAATATTAATCATACTTTATTTCCTCATCAGTCACCTACGGACTCCCGAATACATATCAGAGGCTACATTAAGTGTATCTCTCCTCAGTTGTTCTATTTCCAGTATGGCTCTTTCTAGTATATCACCTAGGTTAGAGTTTTTGAATACCTCTCTGGCATTCTCTAAGTCTTTTACTACATCATCATTCATAGTCATTAGTCCTTGGTGTTATTGGCACTAGGTGTGGTAGAGGTTACTGTAATACTGTTGTTAGCGAACAGGTACTCACCTTGAGGCATTTCGTAGTTCCATATACGAAATAGCTCAACAGTTTTCCAGTATCGTACATAGAGGTGGTTTACTAATAACGCCGCCATTGCCAAGACGATAAGGCCGAGGGAAACCAGGATGGATCCCACTAAAAACATTGCAAAATTATCTAAGTCCATATTTCACTCCTTTGTTGGTTTATCATTTGGTTCCTGTTTCTTCTTACCGAATATCAGGTCCCAGTTATCATTGTATTTCTTTTGGTCTACCGGTCGTGGTGCAGACCCTTTCCCTCCGTCACTCATAGGTTGGCTCCTGTATTGATTGTAATGGTGTCGTTCAGTCCCTGGTGGTACTTGTACAGTTTGACCAGGTATGCAAATTGAATTGGCTGGTGGTCTGGATGCGGTAGTTCTGGTCCATAGAACTCTACCATTTTGTTATAAAACTCTAATATTTCTTGGTTGGTCATAGTTGTTTAATCCTAAAGTCTTATATATATTAGTATAAACACTTATATCGTAAACACTAATAGGAACATATATGAAATTCATTAAATCTATTGTATCATTTTTTCAGTACATCGGCAAGCGTATGAGGCAGTCGGACTTGGAAGTGTATATTGAAAAGCACAAGCCATCTACAGAAGCAGATGTTGAGCGCTTGATTCGCCAGTTCAACCAGAAGCACCTATTCCGTAACTACGCTTAAGGACGATCCATTGGAAAAGGCCAGCTTGTTGGTGTCAGAGGTTCTTCTGAAGGCTCATTGTCTTCAGACCAGTACCGTTTATCCAGCACTTCTAAGATTTTTAATGCCCGCTTGGCAGTCATTTCACCTTTTCCTGGGTCTACTCCTTCCGTATTGATATACCAAGATTCGTCATTGGCATCCCACCATCCATAAACGTGTAGTTCTTCCTTTGGTCTGTGCATAATCATACGGCCAAAGGTAAAGGCGGCAACTTCATGCTCAGGGAATTCAAAGTTCTCTTTATGTGAATTCTTATGGATGAATAGAGCAAAAGACCTCATGTCTTGGTTGCCACCTTCTTCGTAGATATATTCACCGTCTTCATTTTCGGTTTCTAAATCACCAAAGCCTTCAAAGGTGAGTTTTACTTCCGAAAAAGGAGATATATTCTCACCAATCTCTAAATCGTCTGGATGAATAAAGGCGGCATCCGAACAATCAAAGTGTTTCTCTACCAAATCACTAAATCTAGACCAATCCATTTTATAACCCCTTAATCGTTGACCAAGTTTTCAACTTCTCACGTTTTGCTTTTCTGGCTTCATTGACAGCAGAATCGGAAATAATACACTTCTCCATCATAATCTCAATCATAGCCAGTAAGTCACCTGTTTCTTCCTCTAGTCTCTCTTTATTGGTACGGTCATTATGAATAGAATCCATACCAAATCGGAATACTTTGGAGATTGCCTGTGTTACTTCAGCACATTCTTCCTGTGCAATACAGAAAATCTCTTTGGTCTCATTATCTAAGCTCATATCAATCTCGCAACAGTTGTGGTTTTTGTGTAGATTCGGAAAGGAACTTCTCGGCAACAGAGGTAGCCTCCTCATGTGTTCCCATCACAATCGTGGTAACTTCAACTTTACCACTTTCTTCTATTGTAACAATCCATCCATTGTTGGTTTTGTTAGGTTCAATCTTAGCTGTTTTCATAATAACTCCTATGCAATTAATTTAATAAAACGATTTAGAACAACACGGGTATTTAACTTGTTGTTCGTGTATTTGGTGAAAGCAGTTATAAGACCACGGTTAGTGGTATTTTCTTTCACTTCAAACTCGGCACTATCATTCATACCAAGTCCATTTGAACGGAGTAAATAATACTCATCAAATCCTGCTGAGGTCACTACTGTATAGTTGTCTTTTTTAAACAATATGGCCTGCTCATCATACTTTCTTTGGTCACCTTTGTAATCATAGAATCTTCCAATCTTACGGCTGAATTCATTTCCAGCGAGTATATAGAAACCAACGATATTACAATTGGTAATTCTTTTCAACAATTTGATAAGACCAGTAGTCACATTGCTACCGTAGTTGCAATCTTTGATAATCTCTTGGTGCTTGGTCTTAGGATCACGGACAACCAAAGTATCTAATCCATACATACCCTTAGCAGCAATATATGTTTTATTACCAAGATGGTTTTTTTGTTCTTCGTAAATACCCTGTACACCATCAGCTTCACCATCAGTCAGGAAAATTGTGTTTACAATTTGTAATTTGTTTTTCTTTTGAAATTCTGGTACAATTTGCATAGTGGCAATGATTGCCTGGTTCAAAGGAGTACTAGAGAGACAAGTCCACCAAGGTAGTGTATCGCCTTCATCTCTACCGATACTAGCCAAAGAACAAAGGACAGAACCAGCATACATGAATTCAGATGCGGACATTCTACTTGATAGAATATTCATCATACTAAAATGATTGATAGCCAAATCACCAGCCTTAGGTTCAATATTAAGCATATTTTCAGGTTGACAATCTGCCGTGAAAGCATACACTTCATATGGAATATTAACCTTCTTACAGAACAATACCAAGTTGAACAACTGCTTCATGGTATTTGCAATATGATTACCCATTGAACCTGACCAGTCTAATACCATAACCAGACCATGAGACTTGCCGTTAGGTACTACGGAGATTTTTTTGAAGATATCTTCATTGAATTCATTGAATTGGTAAGAGAAAATCTTGCTCATATTCAAATCACCAGTTTTTGCCATTGAAGCCTTCTTCATTTGGTCAGCATTTTTGCGTAATTCAAACTCTTTGACAAGGTAACTTACAATTTTTGATGATTCTTGGCGAATTTTAGCAAAGGATTTCTTGCTTGTGAAGTATACACGGCCATCAGGACTGCCTTTTTTGTATTCCGCATAAAAATGTTTGTAATCAAAGATGCAATCCTTGCTATTAAAGTTAGGAAGATTGGCATAACCGTATTCTCTCGCCTTTTTGTCAAACAATTTTGATTGATTTTTGTTAAAAGCTTCGTCTGTGTGTGATTTTAAAGTCTCACCGATGCCTTTTTCCTGATTTTTATCTGTCTCAGTACTACCTGTTCCGTCTTTTTCATCCGTTGTGTCGTTTTTTTCTTCTCCTGAAGCTTCAGATTCTGAATTTTGTCGCTTTTCTTGCTCGGATTCTTCTTTTTTGTCGTTTTCTTTTGATTCGGACTTATCAGAACCTTGACTATGCTCAACTTCAGACTCATTTTCTGCACCTGGCTCAGAATTTTCTTCATTTCCTGAACCTTGTTGTTGGCCTTTCGCTTTTTGCTTCTTTTTTTCTTTTTCCTCTTGCTCTTTTTTCATGTATTCCACGATTTCTTTAGCAACTTCAATTACCTCTTCAAAGGTTTGAGTATTTTCAACTTTTTCTAAGAGGTAACGCTCTACTCCGTTGAATTTTATGCCTTGGCCAGGACCGCCTTTACAATGTATATTGATTTTATCAGCCAAATTCATTTGATTTAGGTTTTTGCCGTTGGTTCCAAAAAAATCACGCTCTACCAACTCGGTGTATCCTTTGACGAATGACTTGGCTAGACCTGGATATTTTAATTTGATTTTACGTTCAATACGGGAATCTTCAACTACATTAACAATTGTTTGGTCAACACCAGCAATTAAATTTTCTTTCAAAGATACAGCTGGTGTGTATAGAGCATGGCCAACTTCATGTCCTGTAAAAAGGTCGTACAGCTGACTAGAAATTTTGTTATCTAAAACAGGAATAGTCAATATTCTTTTTTCAACATCAAAGGAAGCCGTAGACACCGGCCTTTGTTCTACAAATAGATTTTCGGTTGCCATTAACTTGGCGAGTATTGATTTTGAATCAATTAGTTCCATCTTTTTTCCTTAGGTGTAATGAGCCATCAACCACTTCAACTTCAATTGTATCACCTTCTTTCCATCCAGAGGCCTCAAGCATTTCTGGAGGAATGGTAAACATTACATTAGCAGAATCTCCAGGAATATCCTGGAATAAATCTTCGTAATTATAGGTTATCATTCTTTTCCTTTAATTCTTGGTAGTTATCCAAATCATTTTGAAAGCGAGACATGATAGCCCATTGCTTTGTAACATCATCAAGCATATCCAACTCTACTTTGTATTCGGTTGGTATCTGTTGCAATTTATTTGTATATTCACTCATATGGATTAACTTTCTTTGGATGTTTAGGTCTACGGTTGTATTGTACACTACTCTTATGCTTTTGTAAAGGCTTAATTGGTGTACGGCAGTGCGGACGTTGTATTTTAACAACAATTGTATTCTTCTTCATTTTATCGCCTCATTCTAGAAATGTCCACGGCCTGCTCATCGGTAAAAACCGGCACAGCATTGGATTTATGCATTGTAGCAATACCTTTGACCATGGAACCAGTATAGACTTTAGGTGCAGGTTTTGTTGCAACACCAAGTCCAGTATCTTTGGATGGATAACGTGTGGTTTCACGACCAGGCGGTGTACTTAGATTGTACGACCAACCGGAGGTTTTTACAGGTTTGATTGTTTTTGTTGGGGAATGTTTAAGCAACCACTGGTCATACTGCTCTTTTACAGCTTTTGGTGGTTTCTTTTTCTTGGACTTTGGTAGAGAACCATAGAATAGCATAAGACACTCCTTATTGATTAGAATATCTATTATACTACACTATGGGCACAAAGTCAAGCTGGGTGTTGTATTAATACAACGGTTTTTTGTTTCGTGGTTGGCGGAAGGTTTCTTCCACATCCTCAAAATGTTTAAGATTTTTATTTTGTTTGAATTTTTTAGGTTTCTTTTGAGATTGATTATAGTCCTCAAAAGTATCCCTATCCTTACGAAACTTACCTACAAATTTTGACACTAACTTCCTCCGTTATGGTAACATATCTTTAAAGGCCTCTTTTACAAATTTGTAATCAAGTCCTTTCACGCCTTGGTCTTTCCGTAAAATGCCGGCTATAATTTCGGCTTCACGGGGTTCCAATGATTCTAACATTTGAATCATCAATTCATTTCTTCTTTTTGGAGTTAATGCTTCTGCGGTAGAATGTCCTTTTTGAACAATATAAATCCTACGCAGTTGATTGTTTAGTGTATCGTGTGTAATACCAGGTAGTACATCTTGTGGTATTTTATAATTGTCTGGAATATCATTAATTATCCATTGATAATGTGGATGA